GTGGGTCTTTTGGATCCGTATGCATAATCAGTTGTGCTTTCTCATGTAAATCATATTTATCAAGGAAATCTTTAAACCAATGAATTAAAGATCCTGATTGTTTTCTTCTCGCATTTCTATTATTCCAAAAGAAAATAACTTTTTCTCTATCTTCTTCGGCAAGATGTTTGTTTCTAAGTATTTCAACTTCTTCGGCAGATAATGAAGTAAAAATATCTCCATTTACAGCATGAGGAATATAAGTTGATGGAACTTCCGGTGCAACTGTTTTTACAATATCATCAGAAACTTTAGAAATAGTTGCAATATTTGCACACTCTTCTGACCCCATAAAAGAAAATCCAGAACGCCTAATTTTTAAATAACAAATTCCAAAACTTCGTTTATCAGCTTTACACGCTTCCCAATAAATATAAAATAATCTATTAGCTTCTCTAAAATCAGGATATCCAACATCAATTTTAGTCCATTGCAAATACATATAATGAGACCCTGTTATATAGGTAGGTTCTCCATTATTCCAAAACCAGTGCCCTTTTTCTCTGCGTTCAAATTCTTCTTCAATATAATCAATCCATAAATTTTTAAAAGAAGTGGGCATCTCGTTCCAAAAAAATATACTAGGAAGTTTTGCTAAAGGTTTAGGGTAATCTTGTCTTACCCAAAATTGCTCTGATTTGTTTTTTGGTCGTTTACGACCATTTGAAGAATACAAAGGAAGTGCAATATCTAAACCACTTATGCTAATAATTTCTCCAATTTGCCCCGTCTTAGAAATAATAATAATGTCGTACTTTTCATTATATCCATAAAGCCAGCTCCTAGCTTTATTTTTTTTGCTTAGAACATTTTTAGGTACTATATTTGTTAATACAGTATATAATTTATTTTGACTTTCTTTCGGCAAACCCTTGTTTAGTATCAGTTTTTACAAATCCTTTTTCTGCTAATTCAATGTTTTCTTTTTCACTTTCAATTCTATTCAGAATTTCAAATGCATCAAATACTGCTAGTTTTTTTGTTGCTGCTGCGTTTTTTAATCTGTCTGCTGATAAGTCATCTTCAGGGTCGTGTTTAATTATATTTTCTTGAGCTACTTTAATTAACTCTTTAACTGCTTTCTCCCCCGCTGCGATAATCTTCAATTTTATGTTTTTGGAATCCATTTTTATTTCGATTATATTTAATTTTACGCTTTACTTCGCCTTGAAATTCTTTTCTCTTTTTATGTTTTTTTCTTCGCATTACACTAACGCTGTAATGCTTTGAGACATAATTCTATAAAGCTTTTCTCCGTCCACAATAAACTCATACTCAGTATCTGGCATATAGCTGACTTTATCTCCCACCTTTACGCCAAAATTTTTTAGTTCCTCATTAACATATTTCATTATTCCTACTAACGGCTCATACGGAGTGTTTTTATATATTATAGACTCTTCAGTGCGAATTGGTTTTACAAAACAATACTTATGGTGTGAGTGCCACTTTCCATTTTGTTTATATAAAAAAAACTGCTCAGGGTCTACAAAAAACACATTGTCTTTTAAAAAACTCCTACCACTCCTTTCTCGTCCTTTCATATCATAATAAAACTTAAATACATTATGATGAACTAATAAGGTATCACCTTTTTTTATTTTACCTTTATATCCGCGCGGAGTATTTATTACAATAGCTTCACGATTAGAAAACTTATGGTCTTCTTTAGATGTGCTTGTAATAATCTCTACATCCGAAATATTTTTTGTATTGTTATACCTTTTATTGTCTTTAGGTCTAACAATAAAATCAAATAAGGCTTGCATTAAAAGTGAATATTATATTCTATAGAAACAGGCATAGTGGCCGAAAAAGATTTCCATAAAACTATTTTATTATCTTGAATTATATAAATAAAGTAGAATTGCGTCCGTTCATCCCATTTAATTAAATGAATTTTATAATTATTATTTAAAACGTCTTGCCCTACTAAATAATGCATAGCACCTGATTTATAATCAGGCCCTACTGATAATTTTCTTATTTCCATTTCATTAGAATGATGAACCTACACTGAGAACTCTATAAAGTACATTTGCATATAAAACCCCATTTCCTTGTGTTGGGTTTGCAACAGCCTCTAGGGTAAGTGCGCTATTTTGAGCTATAACCTCAGTAACACTATTAGGTGTTTCGGGTTTAAAAACCGCATCTGTAGCAGAGTTTATAGTGGTACTGCTATTTGAAACACTTCCTAATTGCTCACTTCCTATTTTTATAGGTAATGCTCCTGTACCGAAATCATACACAGTTGTACCAGCGTCTAAATAAAACATAATACTTATCACATCAATTACTTTGGAAACCCCAGGTGCAGCAACTAAATCTACTGCTGTGTCTGCTAATGTTAAAAGTGAGGCTGATGCTAGTGTAACTTTCGCTGTATTCGTATTAATACCGAAGAAAGCTTGCAATTGCTCAATAGAAGCATTTTTAGTTTGCAATGCATTTTCTTTGTCGGTTATAAGCACATAATCATCTTTATCAAGATTAGTGATTAAAGGATACGATGTTAGGTTACTTATTTTTGCCATATTACTTTACTTTTTCTAGAGCTTCTACCACATTTTCTTCTTCAGGATGAGAAACCTCTCCTGTCTGTAAGTTTATTCGGGCATTTTCCCCATAGGTTTTTGTTAAATCTTTTTCTAGGTCTGCAAACTCTGCCTGTATATCAGCTAATTTATCTATTTGATTTTTTTGTTCTACAGCTGCGTTAGCAATTGCTATTTTAACTGCATTAAAATTTTGATTAAGAGTTTGTAAATGTCCTAATTCTTCAGTTGTTACTTGTTGGGTATTTTTTTGTTCTGCCATTTTAATTATATTTAATTGTTATTAATTGTACAAAGATAAGTATTTTTTCATTAAGTTCTTATAAGGTTTTTTAACAAAGGAAAGTGTTATTCACTGCCCCAGAGATAACTCTAATTCCGCCAAGCGCAGTAGTTTTATAATATCCATCACTAAGAGAGGTAGTTCCCGCTGCATCTGAATAAACATTATCACCAGCTACTGGGGCAGTACCACTGCCATCGTGGTAATAAGTTGAACCGATAGATTGACCACATACTGCTTTTGAAGAAGTAGTCCCCACACTACTACTAAAAGAAGTTAATGAGACAGCATCTTTGTCATAACTATAAAATGAATTAGTTTCTACAGGAGTTGTGTTGGGCGGGTAAGAGGCACTTGCTGTGTTAATTGCTGGGTAAGATTGTCCTGAACCATATGTGTTTCCCCCTGCAACTAAATCTCTAATAGATATAGCTCCAGTTATGCTTCCTGAACCCCACGTCCCATACGCACATTCGCGTGCCATATTTAAAAAATCTAACGCTCCTGAAGCTGGTATAGCCATTATTTTTTATTTTTTAAAACTTCTATTTCGTTTTTTAATTCTTTAATAGATTCAATTAATAGAGGAACAAGTTTCCCATAATCAACTGTTAAATATTCGTCATCAGTATCATAAGAAATAGGCGCAATCTCAATCACCTCAGGCATAATCTTTTCTACCTCTTGCGCACTAACCCCTACTTGTCTTTCTTCATTATCAAATCCTAACTCGGCAGCTTTTTTGTTTTGTTTATAATAATATCCATTAAGTTGACATACCTTGTCTAATGCATTAGGAATAGTTCCTTCAAAGTCTTTTAGTCTTTCATCGGAATAATAGGCTATAATATTTCCTGTACATCTAATAGTATTACTTGTAGTAGATGTTGTCCCTACAGAGAGTCCTGAACCTGAAGGTACATAAAATCCACAACTTGTATATATTACACCTTCATCAAATGACATAGAACCATCTGCACCAAAACACTTTATTTTAGTAATAATATCTGAGCCATCAGCATTTATTTCAAACGTACCACCGTTATCATACATTGAATAATCACCCTCAAAAACTAATTTATTATCTGTAGTGTTGTATGTTAGTCCTGACTCCCCACTAATAGCTGAAGTGCCTGTCCAATAAGCAAGTTGACCTGACGTAGCTGAACCTGTTACCGTTCCTGAATTAGTAGTATAACCAGCACCATTAGTTAACTGGTTGTTATTTGTAATATCACAATTTAATGTTACTGTACCACTTGTACCACCCCCACTCATTCCTGTTCCTGCGGTTACCCCAGTTATATCCCCTTGAGGCGCAGCGGCAACTAAATTAGTTACACTCACTTTTTTATTAGATAAACCACTTGAGTCGTAAATTAATAAGTAATCTCCACCCGCAGCTGTTGCTCCTAATGCGGTTTGACCTTGAATATCAAGTCCTATATCTAATGTTCCGCTTGTAGTCCAACTTGAACTTCCTCCTAATGTAATACCTGCTTTATTTCCTGTGCTTTCAGTAAATGCAACAGAGGTTACAGTACCTGAACCTTTATTATTAAAGGTTGTCCAGTCAGAACTAGTTAAGTAACCATTTACAGAGCCTGTAGCCGCTGCCATTGAAATCT